CCCTGACGCAAATACCCGCCAACAAGATACGAAAAATCCGTTACTCCAAAAAGAGGATTGCTCGAACCAGTGATTTGGAACATCAAATAATCAGCGTTCTTTATGGTGATTGCGCCACCGGCTATGCGCGATCCGTCTTTGAACAGGTGATCCGCAACAGACGACAACTGATTTTGCAAAATAGACTGTATCTGTGTGGCTTCACGGGCTTGCAGGGCGTAACCAGGCTTGAACAGTACACGCAAAAACCCCTTCTGCGGGTCGTAGTCATCGTAATATGGGTTGATATTGAAAATCGTGGGATCGTATGGCATGGTTTCCTCTGTTTAGAAGCCCAAACGGATTCTGAATTCTTCCTGTTGACCTATGGCTCGCTGTATGGGTCGCACATTGTCTATGTATAGGATTTCACCAGAACCTTTGTCTATTTCCGGAAGTGTGACACTGGAAACAACAGCCGATCCAAGAGTGGAACCAGTCAAACCGTGATCCCGAACATTCTTGAATGATCCAATCACATCGGTCAGGTACAGTTTTCCGCTGCCGCTGTTTTCGTAGTCCCAACGATACACCACTCCGCTGGCGTAGTGCCCAAACTGACCTGTTGCTCCTTGATACACGGTATCGCCCGAAGAATACGAATTCTGACTAAGTGGGGCACTTGTAACATCAAACGCCCCAACAGCAGTGTTTACGCTTGACGACAATTGCAGCACATGGAGTCCACTGTACGCAACAGAATTAGATTGCTCTGAATACGGAACACCGATATCTACCACTCTGTACTGTCGATCAGACACCACCACAGGAACAGAGTTTTCGGTACGAGTCACATACACGCTTTCACCGTATGCAGGCGAAACAGCGGTTACTTGCTTTGATTCTTTTGAAATATTGCCTGACATGGTGTAGCCACTGACAAATCCACTGTTTGATGTAAGACGAATTCCAACAGTTGAGCCAGCGGAGTAAAGAACCACACCCGTGCTTGTGATTGGAAAGCCATACGATATTCCCTGCAAGTAGCCCGCAACAGGAAGAACCGTTCCTTGTGGTATGGTCTGTACAACAGTTTCTCCGTCAAGGAAACTGGTGTCTGTGGCAGCAACGGTCACTGTGTAGTCTTGCGCCCTGTCCTGCCGTGTTATGAATTTTCCGGAAGAATTCACCGTCTTCAGGGTTATAGAGTTCGTTCCGAGTGCTCTCACAGAGGCAATCTTGGAAACGGAGTACGATTCCGATCCAATCACAAGATTAAACGAGTCTCCGTTGAAACGACTGGTTTCAGGCTCTCCCGAAACAGGAGTCAGTGTCATGTCACGGTAGAACACATTTTCTTTGCCTGCCTCGTTTTTCGTTACTGTCAAAAGCGGATTCTTGATTATTCCAAACTGGCGATACGAGCCACCTTCAAGCAGTTTCTCGCGGTCTTCTTCCGTTATTTTCACAATCACAATAATGTCTTTGGAATTCAATTCTTGCAGAATATTGCTTGCATGACCCCCCTTCGGGGAAACAACCGCCCGCAACACAGGGTGATTCGTTGTTGTGTTTTTGGGGCTTGTTACTTCCGTAAGAACCTTTGTGTAATCCCGTCCGCCGTTAACCACATTTACTGCGGTTATCTGTTTGCTGGAATTTACGGTTGGATACGCATAAGCCCCGCTTCCGTTTCCTGTAATTTTGATGTACGGGAGTATTTCTGCGGAAACAACAGCACTCGGACTACCCTCGGTCTTTGTGACCAAACTAAAGGTAATAGCATCGTCTTGCAATTTTATGCGTACCGAATTTGACGAAACATCCACCGACTCTATGAGTGCGTACTTTCCGATATCAGAAGGATTCAAAGTATTTTCTGTTATTCTGAAAATATAACCAGAGAACTTTGTTGTGTCTGTTATGCTCGGAGGCGTCAAATTGGACACCGAATTGGGATCGGTAATTGTCACAAACTTTCCGTCAGCGTTCGCAGTATAGCCGTCAGTGCCGACAATAATTGCGTATAGAGAAGACGATCCAATGGTGTCAGGCGTAACAGCATTCGGATACACTCCTGCACTGGCACCAGAGGAGTTTGTTGTTTCTATTCGTGTTATGGAGCCGCTTACAGCCTGTGATTGTGCATTGTATTGATTCACTGTCTCCGTGTCAACACTGCTGTACGCAAAATCAATTGGAATATAGTCCGTGAGTTCATACGGCAGGTCGCTGTCACGAACCGTTGCCAAATACTGCCAGATGTATCCACCCGTCACACCGAATGAGACAGGGAGAACCCCTGTTGGTTTTTCTGTTGATGGTGATCCGCCGTTATTGTTCAAGCACTTGTAGACATGGTTTTCATCCGTGACAACATAAAAAATTGACGGGTTGTTTTCGTCAAAAAGATCAACCGAATCATCGTACTGATCGTATGTGGTTCCCGATGTCCATTCGTATCGTGGCAAGGCAAAAATGATGCTTTTTGGATCAAGTTTCTTGTATCCGATGATGTCATTCATCACCTGATACTCGTTGGCAACCGTGTTGGTGTACGAAGAAGGGCTATTTTCGTTGTCCCATGCCGTAGCCTTGCCGACAAAGAAGAAGTACTGATTCTCGTTCCTTTCCAACTCGGTCAGGAGATTTTCGGCATACGATCTTTTTATGGATGCTGTCAGGTAACTAGCCATGCAAGTCCTCTCATGTGCCTATGTTTGAATATGTATCTCCCGACAGAACGGTTCCGTTGGACAACACAGTTCCTTCGGATTTGTATGTGTTGTACGGCAGAGAAACAAAGTTTGACAGGGTTATCCCCGAAAAAGAAATTCCCGAAGGTATTGTGGTCAGGTTTCGTGTATTTGGATGGTGGTCAATCACCCAATATGTGGTTCCAACACCGTAAGCACTGTTGTGTGAAATATGGTATGTGTCCGGAAGTTTTGCGTCCATTTTGTATTTGCGAGACAGGTATCCGTACACACTCTGCCGCTCGCCGTCTTGGAGTTTTCGGTCAAATACCAGAACCTCATACAGCACACCCATGAAGTTGTATGGGGTATTGGTTTTCAATTCCGTTATCCAAGCAGACGATCCAAATGTTTCACCACTCACAGCAGTTGATCGGATGTATCCACCACCAATTTCACCAAACGAGAAAGACAGTCCACTCGCAGCAGGATACCGCATCACCGCGTCAGGAGTGGACAGGCTTGCACACGCTATGTCCGTTGACGGAGAGTAGTTTTTGCCTTCAACTCCGTTTACAAAACACGACAACCGGTCTGAAACATCTCTCTGTATTTCCCCAATAACCATTCCAAGACTGGCTCCCGATATGTGTGGATCATAAGCCACTGATCGGAAATCGCTGCTTGCGCGGAGTGCAGCGTTGTCTGTTCCCCAATACTGCGCCCAGGGATTGAAATTCAGTGCTCCAGCATACCAGGGGTAGAACTTTTTTCCTTCTATCGTAGTGTATGTGTACGAAGACGGATTTCTGTCTGCAAAATTCCAGGTCTGCACATTCACTACCAAGCCGTTTACATAAGACCAGTCTGATAGGTACAGTTGCTTTCCGCTGCCAACAAAACCCAAACCGTAAGAAAAACTATCGGTGGCGTTTCTGTACACAAAGAACGCATCCATGTCTTCCGTCAAATCTATTGGCGTGTTAAAGCGGATGTGCCGACCGGTCAGCATTTGCTCACCGCTGCTGCCAGGTCCGAATGTGATACCATCCGCTGTGTATCCGTATCCAATCTTGTACAGGTCTGCTGATGTAGATGTGGCTCTGGCGTATGTCTGTGGTCCAAACAGCACTCCACCATTGAAAGATATCCCTGTTGCTCCCACGATTCCACCATCGTTTATGACAAGAGTGGGGCGCAGTTTGTCTATGGTGACTCCTGCGTACACAACCGTGTCTATTCCACTGGTAGAAACAATACCAGTTGGAACAACCGTGGTTTGCTTGTTCCACATTCGGTGAACGGTCAACGAGTGACCGATTTCTGTTGGATACGATGAACTGCTGTAAAACGAAGAGTCAAAATAGTAGGTGTTTCCGTATCCGGCGTACACTCTGCGTTTTTCAACACCGTCCATGCGATACACAATATCAGGTTCTGCGTACTCAATCTCAAACACGGTGTTGTCGTATGCAGAAAAATTGGTTCCTGCATTGCCGAAATCACCAGAAACAGCCGAACCGCTCTCGTAAGCCCTGATTAACCTTGAAGCGGTTGGTGCACCAAAATACGGACCATAAGAGTATACGGCGTAATCAATTCCGGTGTAAGAAGCACCAGTTGTATTGCCTGCTAATCCAACCATTATTAGTCTACCAGTGGTGAACCCACCACACACCCCGTTGAATCCAAACTGTATTCGCGTCACAGGGGTATTAGAAGAAACCTGTTTGTTCCAACTGCTGCCAGCACTTGTTAATGTGCTTGTTAATGCTCCGTTCCACTTGTCCCACATTGGAGGATAAGCGTGGTTGCCTTTGGGAGAAGCATCCGTCCACACATCCATGCTTGCGCCGTTTGCAACAGCACCGCAAACACCAATGTTTTCCGGCTTTAGCCACAGCACAAGCCCGTTCAGTTGGGATGGATTGAATGCTGTTTCTTGACCAAGATACCACGAAACAGTTCCACCAAGAGGCGCACCGATGGGATTGTGTGCCGTGCGTCCGCCTTCAGGAACATAGCACCAAGTGTATCCAAGACTGCTGCCAACAAAAATCGTTCCCAAAGATGTTGTGCTGCCGTTTGGACCAACCTGTGCAGTGCTGCCAATATACGGATTGTAGCCAAGTGGATACAGATCGCCTGTTGCACCAAGCCAGTAGCCAGACAAGGTTACACCATTGTTTCGCAGGTCTACGGTGGTTCCGGTAGTGTATGGAGTGTACTTGCCTATGATCGGTGTTTCATAAAATGTTGCTTGTGAAGCAGACACAGCGGTGTTCTGCAAGGATTTCTTCACCAAAACAGAACCAAACATCCGTGTTCCAGACGGGTGTATGAGTTTCTTCAGTATGTCAAAGTAAGTAGAGAAAGACACCTCAGACTTCAACTCATACGAAAAGTCCTGATAGTAGTTGCCGTCAGGTATTTTTTTGGTAGACGAAACCTTGCCGCGATTTCCTGAAAAGTAACCAGGATACTTTGTGATCGCGGATCGTTGAGCAACAACTCTTGCCGTTCTTCTGTTGGTGTTTTTGGAGAAGATTTGCAGAACAACATCTGCGCCGTAGTTGAGTCCAGAATTCAGAATCGCTATTTTCTTGACTCCACCCGACAAATCGGTCTGTTCCACCTTTGCCGAAAAGCCCACACCGTTTACATCAAGTACGGTTGCAAGATCACCAATAGAGTAGTCAGAGCCTGGTATGTCAACATAAAACTCTCCCAAAACCGAGTACGGGGTTTCCGTGTACTCAAAACTGTCCTTCACTATTCTGACAGGTTTGCCTGGCTCAAAAGGCGCACCAGAAATGTCTGTGACGAAAAACTCCGTAACAGGCAAGCCAGAAAACGAATACTGAACCACCGAATCCACAAAAGCACTGGACACTATTGCAGATCCACGAAACTGCACGATGTTTCCACCAACGCAGTTGAACAGATCAGATCCGTTTTTGCTTGTGGTTTTTATGGAACGGGGTTCCGTCCACTGACCGTCCGAAACTTTGAGTATGTCTGTTTTGGGATAGTAAACCTCAAGATCACTGTCGTACAGTATTCGGAACAGAAACTTGTACGCGCTCTCCGTTCCCTTGTTTCCGTAGAAGTCTCGTATCTTCTTCAGTATGGTTTTGCGGTTGGGCTTGAATCCACTGGTGTTGGTGGTTAGCGCGAGTGGAAGAGACTGAATATAGGTGTTTTCAAAATGCTGTAGAAACTGGTCCAAGTTACGATCAATATCAAAGGCTGTGTCAAGGTGCGATGTGACAAAAGAAGCGTTTCCGTTTTGATCACACCACTCATAGTACGATTTGATGAAGAGTATTAGTTTTCCGTAATCACTACGCATGAACGAGGGGAACTGCTCCTTGATGAAAGGAGACAGTATGTTCTCAAGTTCTTCTTCCTTGGTATTGAGAATGATGTTTGTTATTGCGTCCATTTCATCCTCTTATGGACTGCTTGCGGTTGGTTTGTGTCTGCAACGAAACACGAACGGAATCCGAGTATCCTCTGCTGACCCGCAGTATCTTGTTTTCAAACACAAATATGTCATCATTCTTTGGCTCAACCGTTACAGTGAACAGGTTGTTGCTGACCACAGGAGCGAAGTTGCTCTTGAAATTCACTACTCCGCGAGCGTAGTCAACGGTTCCGATCTTTTCGTAAATCATTACCCGAATACCGTCATTATTGGTGGTTATGAGGTTGATGTTACCGTATCCATCATCCACAGCACTCACATCAGAAACAACGGTTCCGTTCATGTCCACATGGGAGAATGTGCTGCTGCCAAGTATGGGTTCCTGCTCCTTTGAGTACCCATCGTATTCGTGCTTGAATGGATTCTTGAATTCCAAAGACATTCCTTTTGCAGCAACAAGTTTGCTTGTATTCACGGTCTTTCTCATGTGTATTCGTGTCTCGTTTCCGAGTATGGACGAGTCCAGGCTATTGATGCCCTGAACCAAGCGAGAAAGATACAGGTTGGAACTGAAAGACTCCAAGAATGTGGTGGAGTGGGTGTAAATGTACGCCACAATCAGCGACTTTATGGTTCCTGGTCCGTATGTGGTTGCAGACGGATCAAAAGTGACCAATGAATCCACCACGATGTCAACAAAATCGGGATCAACGATTTCAGGAGTCACCGTGACAACAGACCTGTTTTTCCGCAATTTTTCGGCAAGGCTGTTTTTGTCGGAAACCGTGAGAGAAGATCCAGACTTTGGCTTGATTGCTATGAACACCTTGCCGTATTGGGGAGGGGTCACGGTTTCTCCACCGTAAACATATACGGAATCGGAGTTGGGATACTCTTTAATTACTGTGGAAGTGTAGTCGTCTTCTGTCACGGCGCGCGCCTGTGACTGATAGTAGCGAGGAGCCAAGAACTTGATGCGATTCACGCTCTCGGGAAGCGAGCCACCTGCTGACGCACTGACCACAGTAATTGCTCCCAAACCGTTAACGGAAGAAGTAAAGTCTTCAATTCCGTTTGCAACATCTCCATTGGTTTCAAGATACTCAACGATTACCACATTTCCTGCCGCTGGTTGCTTTCCAAGAAAGTTGTCCCCAAAAAACAGTTCGTACATTCCGTATTCTTTCTCTTGCAAGAAGAACACCTTTGATGTTGGGGTCAAGTCTATGTACGATTCCGCGTATGTCCACTTGTCCTCTATTCCCGTATTGTCGGTAGCAGACGCCTTTACCCGAACCCGTATGGATGTGGTGTCTATCTTGTTGTTGGGAATCAGGAACACTGAACTGGTCTTTCGCGCAGGATCGTAGACATAACTCATTCGGCGCAGAGTGCCTTCGTATACCGAAATCTCGCTGAATTCGTCGTCTTCTCCGTTTGCGTACACGGTGTCAAGCAACACGAATCGGTATTGAGTTCCACCAAGATCGGTTCCAATGAATTCCGATCCACGAGTCAAATATGTGCTGTCAGAAGCACCAGGAGCAGCCACCGTGAGCACCGCCTTGGCAGCACGATGGGATGACGGCACATATCCAAGAGCCTTGGCATGGGACACCACAGACGGGCGGGTTACCGCACTGTCCAAGAACATCTCATTAGCCACCATGTTGGCGTAAAAAGCCTGATAGTGGGTGTTGTACGCAAGAACATCAAGAATGGTAGACAACACGGAGCCGTCAAAGTTGTAGTCCTTTAGAGTGTCCTGTGACTGCAAAAACGCCTTCAGAGAAGCCTTGGCTTCATCAAAGTCCAGCCCTATGATGTTGAAACTGTTCTTGTTAGCCATCAGCGTACCCTTTCTAAGACGACAGTGACGCGATCTATTTTTCCGAGCGGTCTTATGGAGTACTCCACATTCACCGTGTAACTGTTTTCGTTTGGTTGAGCAATCACATCAACAAGCACACGGGAAACGCGAGGCTCGTGTCGTGCTATGGTGTTCAATATACGATCACGAATTTCCATCGTGGTTATGGCATCAATGGGTTCAAACAACAACGGACGGAGTGAACCGCCGATGTGTGGCTGAAACAGGCGTTCACCAAAAGCCGTAGCCAACAGATTCCGCAAGGATGTCCTGATTGCAGAGTCGTCACGAACAGTCAACAGGTCGCCAGTCTTTGGACTGCGCGTGAACAACGGATCAATGTCCGTGTAGATGGGTTTCTGTCCTGCCGCTATGCGAACACTCATTGCTTCCTGCCTGCCTTGAACCAGAAATACGAGTTAATGTTGCGAACGCTGTCCCCGATCAACTGCTCCAGTGCCGTCTGCGCGATTCCCTCTTTTTCAATCTCGTCCAGTTTGTCTGCCGAACACCAGTGGCAGCACACGAATCCAATCGGGGTGAGGCTGTCAGAGCATTGCAAAGGAGAAACGCTGAAGTACTCCACGCTATTTATCTCAAGTCCCGAACGAAACGAAGACGGGGCAAGGCTGCTTACAGGAAGAATTTTGTGTGGTGCGTCTTTCATGGTCTGCACCAGTTCAATGTATCTGGTAAGCAGCACATCCTGCGATTCAAGAATCATGCTGGTCACCCCTGCCTCACATGATTCGTGAGTCACCGAAAACCGCTTGATGGACACCCCGTCCGCAAAAGAACCGCCGTTATGGAACTGAAACACCAAGCAACGAGAAGCACGCACCATGACCCGCAGTTCCGTTAACTGCTCGTGGATTCGGCTGTGTTTCTCTACAAAAGTCCTCTCTTTTGAAGTATTCCACTTTAGGTTGATTTTTCGCTTACGCACAGCACCAACCACACCGATCAGCACCCCGATCAGGAGACTGCCAGCAATTTCTCCAAACGACAACACGAACTGCTTGATGCTGTCCAAGTTTTGAAATATGCTGCTCATCGGGTGCTGGTTCCTCCCTGTGGTGTGGCGTTGGCGGTAGCCACTTGATAAAATTCTGGACTGATAAGACTGGCATTTACTGCTGCCCCCAGTTTAAAGCACGAGTC